CTGGAGTATAACCTGCGTTAGCAGTGACTTCTGTTATTCCATTAATGAGTATCCATGTGTATGCGGTTGTGTTTTGGGGGATATTAGCAACGAGCACTCCTTTTGGTGATGCCATTGATGCTGATCCTGTTGTCGGTGTCACTTGAGTATCTGAAGTCCAGTATACTACTAGTGGTTTGGTATAGCCACTTCCTGATGGTGTTGTAATTCTGGCAAGTTTGTATATGTTACCATCCTGTGACACTCTTAAGGAGCCTACTGGTTCCAACGCATTAGTTGAGAAAGAGCCAATATCAATAGCGAAAGTTTTCCACATAATTTTATCCTCCTTAATTTATGAGGTAATTACCTCTATGATTGAGCATCGCCCACATTTGTTACTTTTGCTTGGTTTCTTCTTTTTGTGCATGCTAGTGTCCATTCAACCTCAACGATGGATATGAGTGTTCTTGATTTACCTGATGGGTCCTCTACCTTGAATTCAGGTGGATTGAGGTCAAGAGACTTATACAGCATCATTATATCATCGGTTGACAGAAAATACATTGTCCTGTCGGGTATGAATGGGTCCTCAATGATTGTTAGTCCACTGAATTTCACATTCTCAAACCCAACATCCACAAGTGCTTTGTCTTGTAGAATTACTTGTGGATAGATTGCGGCTTTGATGAGTGAGTAGATGTGTCCTGTTGTTAGGACTATGTTGGGTTTGAGTTCTGGCTGTCCCTTTGATATCTTATACACAACATCGTTTATGAATAGGTCAATTGTCCTCGCATCGGTAGTTGAGTATGTTGATAGCAATTTTGTGTCTGTATCCACTGCGTATGTTGATGTTGAAGCGTTGATTGACACAGGTGACCATGATGGGTAGATTGTTTCATCAATTCCCGCATAGTTATTGTTAGGTGTGAGTATCACCTCAAGTCCCGTTGGTGCGTTAGCATCTACGGCTGGGTTGCCATAGATGAGGTCAAGTAGGAATTGTTTCTTTGCACTTTCCTCAAATTCCTTCATCCTATCGGTGACTACATCAATTATTTTAGCCTCTCCTTTGTTTGCTTCAATCTCATCTTTTGAGATTGAGATAGCCTTCTGCATAATCCCAAGTTGGAATTTACCAACTACTGGGTTCCCCACTCTAGATGTTTCTATTACATCGTAAAATCTCTTTCTTTGAGTGGGGATATCTGTTTCCGTAAGTCTTACTCTAAACTCGTATGATATTCCGCCACTAACTTGCCTTTTGTTCTTGCTGAGGATTGTGGCAAGTGCTGAAGACTTCCACATCCTATCTACAACCTCGTTAAAGAGGTCGTAGTCACGAATAATCGTGTTTAGTTCCACACGAAGGTCCTCTAAAGTTGCCATGTTATTTTTTCCTCCTTATCTCTACTTTATCACCCCCCTTTTTAGATTACACCTCTTTGTCTTTTTATCATATCGGCTATTTCATACCATGATTTACCTTTTATCGTGTTACTATCGTTTGCTGTTGTTGTCTTTCTCTGAGGTTTGAGAGACCTATTGTCTTCAGTAACTCGTTTGTTTTTGCTATCAATCTCCGCTATTGTTTTTCGTAAGTCGGTTATTAGGTCTGGACTGTCAATACCTACTGCTAGCATCATTTTGACTAGTTCTGTTTCGTTCATTCCTATTTCTTTTGCAACTACTGGCACTGTCTCTTCCCAGTATTTTGCCTTTATTCTTTGAAATTCCTGTGGTGATATTTGTTCATACCAATATCCCTTTTGTTCTTGTTTCTCTTCCTGTGGCTCTTGTTTTTCTTCTTGAGGTTCCTGTTTTTCTTGTGGTTGCGTTTCGGTTTCAGTTTGTTCTTTTTCAAGTTGTATATCATTTTGTTCTTGTTGTGTTTCAGTTTGTTGCAGTTCTGTCTGTGATGATGATTGTGATGATGTTAATTCACTTTGGACTTTATCGCTTAAATCCATTTTACCTCCTTACTACTGTCCACCTCCTTGCTGTGGTGGTGCAGGGTTACTACCTTGTTGTGACTGATCAATGATTGCTTTTACAATTAAAGCGAATACAAACTTCTGTGCATCATCTTGTGTGTATCCCTGAGAGACTAGTTTTTGTATCATATCTTGTATCTGTTTTTGTTTTGATGGGTCTTGCATTATCTGTAATGCAGTCTGTATCACTTCAGGTGTTACTTGAGATGGGTCAATCCCTACACTTCTTAAGAATACTTCACCTTCAGGTGATAACGCTGTTTGTTGTCTTTGCTCTTGAGCAACTTGTCCTATCGGCATATTATTTCCTCCTATAATAAAATTACCAACATCCTTTAATAGTTCCTTATTTACCAAATCATTTATTTTAATTTTAATTGCATCATCGCCAAAGAAGTATGGATAATTCTTTTTTATGAAGTCAAATACCACTTGTGGTGGCATTACTCCCGCCTGTGCTAGTTTTGTCATTGCATTAAGAATGCTATCTGAATTTCTTGTATCTGTGATTGTTGGTGTAGCGTTAATCTCAAATTGCTCATTGTCTATTATCTCATCAATCAAATCCAAATCCTGTGGGACAAATCCGAATTTAGTGCTAAATTCATTGTATGTTGTGATTGTCTTTGCTAAAAGGATTACTAGTCTTCGTAACATTTGAGTTATCATTGGGACTTTGAGTTGCAGTCTTGATAGTGCTATATCATACAACTGATTAACCGCAACGCCACTTGTTACCGATTGCGGTCTCACCCCTCGTAGTATTTCATTTATGCCAAATATATCGTCGGCTAGAGATGATGAGAGATTGTATGCCTCAAAGTTGAAATTAAGCCCTATTCCCCTGTCAATCGCAATGTCACTTCCTTCTGGAATTGGTATTTTAGCACCTGGATAAAGCTCTACTTCTGTTGCTGGCATATTTCGTATCTTTGCTATTCCTAGTGCTGTTATTCCCATTACTAGGTCAGAGTATGAAATGAGTTTATTGATAAATATCTGGATATCTTTTGCCGCGTATGCTTCCGACATTTTGTAGTCAAAGATATTAATCACATCTGGAGATGATGGTATTAGTATGTATGGGTAGTCATCAATAGGTGGCATGCCGTTTATTATTTTGTATGCTTTCGGGTCTCCTCCATTGTTTAGTAATGGTGAGACATCCCAATCATACGATAAAAGTCTCTTTCCAGTTTCAATTATCTTCAAGTCTGAAACTGTGCCTGTGTCCTCATTTTTGGAGTAGATAGCGTAGTAGATGGAGTATGTGTCAGGTAGGTTTATTTGGTCATATCGTGGGATTGTGAGTGGCTTAAGAGGGTTATCTTTAGATGCTATGTATCTTTCAACAATGTATGATATCTTTCTTATATTCACCTCGCCAATCTGTGTGTATATGTAGTGGAGTGGTATTTCCTGTAATTCAATTTTTTGTAGTTTTGGTAGTGGTGTGAATTTGATTACTGACACGCCAGTTATCATTGAGCTAGCAAAAGCCGATGCTATTATACCTAGATTTTGCGGGTCTGAAATAACAGCATTCACTGCATCTTGTAGTTTTTTCACAACATCACTGTATTTCTTATCCTGTGCATTTAGTGATAATCTTGGGTATGATTGAATGAAGTATGCAGTTAAAGTTCGTTTGTATCCTAAAATCTTGTTATGGACCCTTGATGGAATATTGTCAAGTGATATCCTCTCCCATAAATCGTTCCTCCACTGGTCTCCCATTGCAAATCTTGAGATGAAGTAGAGGTCTTTGTATTGATTTTGGAATATCCTTATTTCCTTTCCTATTTTCTCTAGTAGGATAGCATCATCTTTCTTCATATCACATCATCTCCGTATCGGTTTTTGATGTAATTCATTACTTCTCTTGGTGTCATTTTAAGCCCATCAATCAGTATTTTGCCATATCTTGTATCTTTTTCTGTTAGTTCCCTTGCATATTCACCGCATATCGGACATTTTGTTGGATTTTCATGATTACCGATGGTTATGTGGTTTTTCTTGCATATATACAATTTCATAAACTCAACAACTCATTTACTTTCTTTTGTTGCTCCTCATCTATTGTTTTATTTTCTTTGTTTTTCTCTTTTGGTGTTTGTAGTGTAATTAGGTTCTTTTCAATTCTTACAACCTTTAAGTATGAAACAAGTGATAACACGAATGCGAGTAATGATAATGTGAGCGATAGGATGTTTAAGAATACACTCATAATTTCCTCCTTCCATAACAGTGGCTAGTTCCCTCAACTTGCTCCACCTCCACCGCCTGTTAGCATTCTGTGTCTTTTTCTCATTTTCTTTATTCGTAGTATCATGATTTTTTACCTCCTTTATGAAACTTCGTTAGTGTTTTAGCAAGTGTTACTCTTCTTGATAGTGCCCTTTCTGATGGTGATAATTTGCCTTTCTCTGCTTTTTTGTGTAGTTTTGTGGCTACTTGGTTTAGTGTTTTTTGTGTTACCTTCTTGACACCGAGTTGCTGTTTAAGTGCTCCTTTGTGTTTTATTGCTTTTTGTATCCATTTCTTTCCCATATTTTTCCTCCTTCTATAATAAACTATAACTACTTATTTTTTTATTTTCAAGTTTAAGTTGTCTTTCTAGTGATTTAGTTTCTTGTGAAACAGCGTCATTTACTGGTGAGATGGTATCAAGGATATCCATGAGAAGGAGAGTTGCAGAGATGAAGTCTTCAGGTCTTTGATTATTTTTCATTCTAAAGTCTGATAATTCTCTAGCCATCTTGTAGTGTAAGTCAATTACCTTCCTTCCTACCATTTCTCGTAGCATGTGCACTCTTGTTGTTTTCCCATCATTCCCCATATACACACCAGGTATCTTGGTATTTGGAGGCTTATAGAAGTTACTATAGCCCATGCTTGTTGCTATCTCATACAATGCTATTCCAAGTCCGTTTCGTTCAAAGGATATCATTGAGTAGATGCCGTAGTATTTTCTGATTATGTAGATGAGTTGTTTAGTGAATGCTGATATACTTTCGTTGTTTGAAAACAATGCACCGCAGAGTGTGCCCATTCTTGAGTAGAATAATGCGACTGAGAAGTCTCTACCAATCCCGCCTGCAACATCAACACCAATGATTATTTGGTTTCTGTAATCTGATGAGTTGATATTTGAAAAGTCCTTAAATACTTCAAATACTGCGAAACTACCTTCGTTTTTAAATAACGAGAATGTGTCTTCATTAGGTGATATTTCACTTTCAATTGTTTTCCCTGTTGATATATCCTCTGTGAGCATGAATGTGCGGATAGGGTATTTGATAACCTGTTTCATCTCCTCTTCGGTTATTCTCACCATATCAACTTCCATTCGGTAGTATCCTAGTATTCTTGCTTGGTATTCGTCATCATCGCTTGATAGTGCTCGTATCTTATCTGCGGTCTGTGCGAAGATATTCTCGGTTGTTGCCATCTCAATAATTGCGAAGTTATTATCATTCCATCTCTTGTTTTTTGCGATGAAGTAGTCATAAATAAAATCCACCTCTTTGAGTGGAGTGTATGCCATTATCACTTGTCCATGAGTGTCTATTGTCCTTGCGTATGCCTCATCAAATGTGGAGCTTCTTGGTGGTCTTTCATCAAATGCCACGAGGTCTACACTTGCCGACTGAAATGCGTTATCATCTGATTGACCGCTTTTGAATTCTATTGTGTTTCTTAAAACGGTGAGTGTGTTGTCTTTTGTATTCCACTTTGCCTTTCTCTTATCACCAACAAGTTCTACAATTTTTTTAGCAACGATATTCTTTCCCATATCGTAGTTGATTGTTACAATCCATATCAGGTTTTTGTGGTTTTCAATTGCTTTACAAATTACTGCGTATGCTAGTGCTGTTGTCTTACCGCTTTTATTTCCTCCCTTTGCGATAACTATTTCTCTTCTTTTTACCAGTATTTCCCATAGGAATAGCCATTGCTTTCTGTGTAGTTTCATTTTTAGGAATGGATGTTTCTTTTGGAAGTATTTGATTGTTCTGACGAATGGGATTATCTCGCCTTTGTATTTTCTTTTAGCAATTTCAAGAGTGGTTTTGAATTCTTTTGTTTTATACAAGAAGTTATCGTAGAAGATTTTTTTAACTGCATTTCTTGCTTCCCTTACAATCGTGTTTTCAACATTGTAGGAGATTGGGTATATCATAACTCATCCTCTATTGGTTGTGTTACCGCGTTTGACTTCTCCTTCCGTTCTAGTGCTTTTACCATTATCTCCAGCACTTTCACTCTTTCTTTACCATCAAGGTTTTGTGAATTTACTTGCGAGTAACAGTATGCGAGTATCCAGTCCCAGTTGACATTCTTTGCCTCATCAAGCATTATATCTTCAATTGTGGATGTATGGAGGATGCTCCTTATCTTTTTATTCCACCTTGCACTGAATTTGTTGTATCCACCTTCACCGCCCGTATACACTCTTTTGTATGCTTCCCTCAGGCTGGTCTTTTCATTTCTCATTATCTCAATTACCATCCTCACTTTTGGTGGGAGGAGTGCTAACTCTGCTAGGATATCATTTTGTTTCTTCTCATCAGTATTTTTATTTTCCTCGCTACTACTCATTTTTCTCTTTCTCATCCTCTTTGAGAATTGCCTCAAGGTCTTTTTTTGTTAGTGCAACAACCACCCTTGTGATATCATCATAGCCAGCCTTATACCTAGCAAATACTACATCAGGGAATGGTATTCCCCTTATGGTGCAAAACTTGTATATTCTTGCGAGTGCCAGTGGGGAGAGGGATTGCTCTTGCTTTCTCATAATAAGAGATATCTTTTGGGGAGTAAAGCCTATTGCATGTGCTAGGGAATACATACTAGCAAACTTTGCTATGTTATCAAGCAATTCTTTATGAAGACGGGGGACATCCTTATACGAG